GGGAGCCTCCTTTTACGGGCAATTCTAACCAGACTGGTCAGATGTGGCCGCCACTATAAACGAAACCCAGCACCATGTCTCAGCGGATTTCTATCCTCGTCGCGCTCGATGGCGCAGACGACGGACTCAAACGCGCCATCACCTCCGCCGAGCGCAGCCTCGGTGAGCTGGCCACATCCGCCAAGACCGCAGGCGACAGGGCCACCGCAGGCCTCGCCCAAGTCAAGGCCGGAGTCACCGTCCTCAACGAGCAGATCACCACCGCCAGGACGCAGTTGCTCGCCTTCCTGTCGATCAACTGGGCAGTCAGCAAGGCCCAGGAGATCGTACAGATCGGCGACGCCTGGAACATGATGGCCGCGCGGCTGAAGCTGGCGACCGCCGGCCAGCGCGAGTTCACGGCGGCGCAGACCGCACTCTTCGACATCGCCCAGCGTATCGGCGTGCCGATCCAGGAGACGGCCACGCTGTACGGCAAGCTGCAGCAGGCGGTGCGCATGCTCGGCGGCGAACAACAGCAGGCGCTCACCATTACCGAGAGCATCTCGCAGGCGCTGCGCATCTCGGGCGCGTCGGCCAACGAGACGCAATCGGCGCTGCTGCAGTTCGGACAGGCGTTGTCGGCGGGCGTGATGCGCGGCGAGGAGTTCAACTCCGTCGTCGAGAACAGCCCCCGGCTCGCGCAGGCCCTGGCCGACGGCCTGAACGTGCCGATCGGCCGGCTGCGCAAGATGGCGGAGGAGGGGCGGCTGACCGCCGACGTGGTGGTCAATGCGCTGCTATCGCAGAAGAACAAGCTCGCCAACGAGTACGCGCAACTGCCGGCAACCGTCTCACAGGCGTTCGAGCGATTGCGCAACGCCCTCGGGCAGTACGTCAACCAGGTCGACCAGGCCACCGGCTTCACCAGCAAGCTGGCAGGGGCGCTGACCTGGCTCGCGCAGAACCTCGACGCGGTGATGCAGTGGCTCAAGCGCATCGCCGAAGTGGGGCTGACGGTGCTGGTCTACCGGCTGCTCCCGGCGCTGATCACCGCGTGGCAGACGGCAGGCGCCGCCGCCGTCACGGCCGCCAGCGCCACCGCCGCCGCCTGGGCCACGGCCAACCTGTCGGTGTCGGCGGCCATCGCGAGTGTCGGCCTGCTCCGGACCAGCTTCGCCACGCTGGGTGCCTTCCTTGTCGGCTGGGAGATCGGCACGTGGCTGTCGGAGCAGTTCGAGACCGTGCGCCGCGCCGGCATCTTCATGGTCGAGGTGTTGATCAAATCCGTCGAGGAGTTGCGCTTTCACTGGGAGGTGTTCGCCGCCATCTTCACGTCCGACACCATCGCCGAGGCGACCAAACGCCATCAGGCACGGCTGGGCGACATGAACCGGATCTTCGCGCAGATGGTTGCCGACGCCGGCCGGGGCACGGACGCCGCCAAGGGCGCCATGAACGCGGCTGCCAGTGCCGCCGAGGAGGTTGCCCGCCGTCTGGAGGCTGTTCGCCAGGGCACACAGGAAGCGGTTGGGCGTGGCGTCGAAGCGGTCCACACGGCGCTGGAGAAACTCAAATCGCGGCTCGGCGAGGTTGAATCGGCGGTTTCCAAGGCCAGCCAGACCGTGAACGACGCCACCGCCAAAATGGCCGAGGCGTACAAGGGACTCGGCTCGATTGTCGAAGCCAACCTGCAGCGCCAGGTTGAGGCGGTCAAAGCGCGCTACCAGCAGGAACAGGCGGCACTGGACGTCTCCGGCCAGGCCCAGGCGGTGCAGATCGCCCGGTCGACGCAATTGCTGGCCGACGCGCTGACCCAGCAGACCGCACTGCGCCGGCAGGCCGCCGCCGACGCGCTCAAACTGATCGATGACGAGTCCCGTGCCCGCCTCGACGCGGCAGCACGCGATGGCAAGACCGAAGCCGAACGTGTGGCCAACGTGCAGCGGGTCGAGAACGAGATCCTGGCCACCCGCCGGCAGACGCTGACCCAGGCCGCCGCAGAGTACCGCCAGCACATCGATGCGCTCAACACCGAGGCCAACCGGCACCTGGCCGAGGCCCGGCGCATCGAGGACGAGAAGCGCCAACTGTCGATGTCGACGGAGGAGCGCATCCGCGACATCCGCCGCGCGGGGCTATCGGACTTCGAGGCGCAGGAGGATCGCAAACGCCAGATCACCGAATACCAGGCCGCCGCCCGCGCGGCGCTGGCCGATGGCGAGTTCGATCAGGCCCGGCAGCGCGCCAGCAAGGCGGTCGATTTGGCCGCCCAGGTGGCGAGCGCGCAGTCCAGCGAAGCCAAGCGCGCGGAGGATGCGCGCCGGCAGTCCGAACAGGCGGTCACGCAGGCGGTTCAGTTGGAAGCCCAGGCGCGCGAGGCGCGGGGCCGGCAGGAATACGCCCAGGCCGAGGCCCTGCAACGGCAAGCGGACGAGCTGCGCGCCCAATCGGCCCAACGGGCGGCGACTGCCGACGCGCAGGCCGTGCAGGGCAAGGCCGCCGTCAACGAAGCCATCAACCGCATCCGCGACTCCGAGGCGATCCTCAACCAGACCCTGGATGCGGAAGCCCGGGCGCACCAGCGTGCAGCACAGGCTGCGGTGTCGGCCCGCCAGGACGTCCAACAGACGCTGGCTCAGACCGACAACCAGGTCGCCCAGCTGACGGCCAAGCTGCAGCAGGGGCTCAGGCTCACCATCGATGCGGACACCCAGCGCTTCGACAAGGCCATCGCCGACCTCGACAAGGCCCTGGCCGAGCGGGCGCGGCTGGTGGTCATCCAGGCCGATCTGCAGCAGGCCGAGAAGACGCTGCAGGACTACGAGCAGCGCTTGAAGGAAGGCAAGACGCTGCCGGTCGACGCTGACGTGTCCAAGGCGCTCGCGTCGCTGGACCGGCTCAACGCCTATGCCCGCGAGAACTCGCAGCTCGAGCTCCGGGTTGCCACCGAGAAGGCGCGCGCGGCCATCGCCAACGTCGAGGGCATGCTGCGGGCGCTGGATCGTGTGCAGACCGAGTCGCGCCACCGCGTGGCCAGCAACGTCGATGCGGTGCGCGCCGAGGTGCAGAGCCTGAACGGCATGAACACCTCCAGCACACACACCATTGCCGTGCGCCGGGTGGAGGCCAACGCCGCGGGCGGGGTGGTCGGTGCCGGTGTACGACAGTTCGCGGATGGCGGTGCGGTGACGCCCACCTTCCCGCGCATGCAGGACGGTTCGGTGCCGGGCACGGGCGACCAGGACACGGTGCCGCGCACGCTCGATGCAGGTGCCTTCGTACTCCGCAAGGCCGCCGTGCGCAAGTACGGTGCGGGGACGCTCGCCCAGCTGGCCAACGGCGTGGCCCGCTTTGCAACCGGCGGGGCGGTGCTGTTCGCAGGCCGCGGCGCCAGCCCCTCGGGCGGGACGAAGCGCAACCGAGACGTGGTCGAGGCCCGCAGGATGATCGATCTCGGCCTGCAGGGTATGAGCGACTACACCTCGTGGGCACAGCACAACGGCGGCGCCTGGGTCAGTTCGGACATGCGCTCGCGCACCATGACCACCTACGGCCGGCAGGCTGAGCGCGACCGGCAGGCGCTCGATGCTTTGGCCGACCGCAAACAGTTGACTGCTGCGGAGCGCCAGACCCTCGAGCGCGTCAAGACCACGTGGCGCCAGGCGATGGCCCAGCCGATGCTGTGGGGCCAGGATCTGGAGCGCGACCTGCTCGACTACATGGAGCAGCACCAGGGGGAGTTCTACCGCGATGGCGGTGTAGCGCCGTCGGACACGGTGCCCGCCATGCTGACGCCCGGCGAGTACGTGGTGAACCGGCAGGCGGTCGCGCGCCACGGCGTGGCGTTCTTCGACGCCATCAACAACCTCGCGCTGCCGGCCCGGGCGCTGGCGACCAAGGTGCGTGGCTACGCCACGGGCGGGCTCGTCCAGCCGCTGGCAAGCATGGCGGCCAGGGCGTCTCAGGCCGTGGCGGGCGGGTGGAGTGGGGCGGATCCCGCCGCAGCCCTGTCCCAGGTGCTGACCACGTCCATGCGCGTGCCGGTGCCCGCCTACGCGGCAGACGTCGCGCCCGCCAGGACCATCCGCGTGGAACTGGCCTCCGGCGGCCGGACTGTGGCCGCCACCATCGACGCCCGCGACGAAGCGCGTCTGCTCGAACTGTTGAAGGAAGCCCAGTCTCGGGCGCTGTAACCCATGCAACTCAAGAACCTTGCGGACAGTGCCGTGCTGGCGCTGCCCGACGACCTGCTATGGACGGACGAACACGCCTGGACGCCCGCCGTGGCGGCGGTGTCGTACCTGCTGACCGGTGCACTGCTGGTCGAGTCGGCCGCGCGCCAGAAGGGCCGGCCCATCACGCTGGTGGGCGCCGCCGACATGGCCTGGGTGAGCCGCGCGAGCGTGAATCGGTTGTACGCGTGGGCCACCGATCCAGGCCGGCAGTTCGAACTGACGCTGACCGATGGCAGGACCTTCACTGTGGCCTTCCGGCACCACGAGACCGCCATCGAGGCCGAGCCGGTGATGGGCTTCCCGGCTCGGCACGACGCCGATTTCTACCGATTGACCCTCCGTCTGATGGAGATCTGAATGCCGATTCTTTCCGGCGATGTGAAGCTGCTCGCCGCCGAGCGCCTGCTCGACACCCCCGACGGCGGCGGTCGCATGACCGGCCACGTCGTGGTCGACGGCCAGTCGAACAACCTGTTCCCCGACATCTCCGAGCTCGACCGCACCTACGGGCGCGTCGCGCTGCGCAAAACATTCGTCGGCGTGCTGACCGATTCGACCGACTCCTACTACGGCGCGCACGCCATCGTGGCCGAGGCGCCGTCCGACCCGCGCGTCTCCGTCACCCTATTCACCACCCGCTCATGGACCGACCGGCGCGATGCGGCCAAGGACCGCGTCGAGCGCTACCTCGCCCGTGGCGTCAAATGGCCCGGCCAACTGCTGGAGCGGCAATTGACGGGCCAGCGCGCCATCACGCTGCTGCTCAAGCCCGCCGACCCGCTGCCGCGCGTGGGCCAAGCGCTGGTGCTGGTGCAGGACGAGGCCAAGCCCACCGAGCTCGAGCAATACGTCCGCGTCACGCGCATCACCACGACCGAGCGCGAGTTCACGGTGAGCGAGGGCAGCGGCACCGTCAAGTTCACCGCCATCGTGGCGACCTGCGAGATCTCCGATCCGCTGCGCTACGACTTCGAGGGTCCGTCGCCGTCCAACCGCGACGACGTGTCGGCCAAGGCGGTACTGCGCGACACGATTGTCGCCAACGCGGCCGTCTACTACGGCATCGCGCCGACTGTGGCCGAGGCCAAGGTGGGCGACCTGCGCGTGCAGGTGCCTGGGCTCTTCGGGCAACTGGTGCCGTCCGCGCAATCGGAGACGCCGCTGGTGGACCTGAACGCCGCCGGCCAGGCGGTACCGTTGCTGGAGAGTGGCAGCGGCGTGCTGACCTACACGGCCACCGGCCAGGTCGCCAGCGGTCGCAATCTGTACCTGGGCAACCCGCTGGTGCCGGGCAGCCTGCGCATCGCGGGAGCCGGCTACACCTTCACCGATGCGGCGGGCCAGCTCAAGTCCGGCACGAGCACCATCGGCACGGTCGACTATGCCCGAGGGCTGGTGGCCTTCAAGGACGGCACGCCCGGCTACGGCGGCGACTTTCAGGTGAGCTTCCGCCCGGCGGGCGCGCCCGTGCGCGTGGCCGACACCGCCGCGATCGCCATCGCCCAGGAGAACCGGGGCTACGCCTACACCATCACCCTGTTACCGCCGCCCAAGCCGGGCGCGCTCATCGTGTCCTACATGGCGCAGGGCAAGTGGTACGACCTGCGCGACCAGGGCGACGGCGCGATCCGCGGCACCGACTCGTCTTTCGGCGCCGGGACGCTCGACTACGTGACCGGCTCCGTGATCCTGACGACCGGTGCGCTGCCCGATGCCAACACGGCGATCCTGTTGTCCTGGGGGACGGGCGCGAGCTACTTCAACCGTGTCGGCGCGCCGGTGGAGCCCCCGACCGTGCGCCATACCGTGGCGCATCCGGGCATCGCACCGGGCACGCTGCGCATCACGTGGACGGATGGTGCGCATCAACGCGTCGCCACCGACGACGGGCACGGGGTGATCACGGGGGACGGTTCCGGCGCCGTGCGCTATGCGCGCGGCGAGCTGGTGTTCCGGCCCGCCGTGCTGCCCGCCGGCGGCGCGGAACTGACCATCGACTACCAGTGGGGGCCGCCGCAGGAGGCCACTTTTGCGCACCCGCTGCGCAACGCCGATGGCACCGTCACGGTCCGGCTACCGCAGACCGATATCCGCCCGAACACGGTCGAGCTCGAGTTCAACCTGCTGATCGAGAACTACGCGGCGATCTCGGGCACACCGGCCGAGATGCAGGTGGTGCAGCGTGTCGACCCGATCAAGATCGCGCGCGACACCGGCGGCGGGGCCTTCGACAGCGCCGTGGTTGGCGGCATCGACTACGCCACTGGCACGCTCACCTTCCGGCCCGATACCACGGTGAACGTCCCGTTCGCGCGCTACAGCGTGCAGCAGCTGGGCTGGACGGTGGAGGGCAGCGAGCGCCGCCCGGTCTACCGCAATACGTTCAGCCACTGGGAATACAAGCCCGCCGGTGCGGCGATGCCAATCGATGAGTCGGGCTACGTCAAGGTGCGCTACCGCAGCACCGATGCGGCGAACGCGGCCACCGAGACCGTGACGCTCGCCCAGTTGGAGGTCGACCTGACCGACCGCTACGCCGAGGCCATCGTGCCCGGCAGCGTGCGCTTCGGTCTTGGCGGCAAGGTGTACGTGGACCGCCTCGGCACATTGGTCACCGACATCAACGCCAATACCGGCGCGGGCACCCAAGCCGGCACCATCGACTACGCCTCGGGCCGGGCGTTGCTAACCGTGTGGCAACCTGGCGCCGGCAGCGTGGTGTCGATGCAGTCGCTGCTGACGGAGCTCGGCGGACAGCCGGTCGATGAGGTGACCTTCCGCGTGCCGGCGGCGCCCGTGCGGCCAGGGAGCCTGCAGATTCGCGCGGTACCGCTCACGGGCGGCCAGATCACGGCCACCGCCAACGGAGACGGCACCATCGCCGCCGTGGGCATGCTCGGTACGGTGGACTACCAGACGGGTGTCGTGCGCATCCGGTTCGGACGCTTCGTGCCGGCAGCCGGGCGGGAGGGAGAAATCTGGTACAGCGCCGACGCCGTGCGCAATGGCCAGATTTTCCAGCCGCTGCCGGTGCTGGCCGATACGCTGCGCTTCAACGCGGTCGCCTTCACCTACCTGCCGCTGTCGGCCGACGTGCTTGGGCTCGACCCGGTGCGCCTGCCGCTGGATGGGCGCGTGCCGATCTTCCGGCCAGGGGATGTGGCGGTGGTGCACCACACCGCAGCCACACCGTTCCCCGACAACGCGCGCCAGGGGCACAGGCTCGATGTCGGCCGCGTGCGCCTCTCAGCTTTGCGGGTGCTGGACGCCAGTGGAAAGCCGATCTCCACAGATCTGTACGCCACCGACCTCGACGCCGGCACCGTGACGCTGCGAGCGGTGCCCGCCGGTCTCGCGCTGCCCTTGGTGGCCGAGCACCGCATCGAGGACATGGGCCTGGTCTCGGACACCCAGATCAACGGCGTGCTGACCCTGACCCGCCCGTTGACCCACGACTATCCCGCGCGCGAATCGCGGGTGTCGTCGGCGCTGATCATCGGCGACCTGCAGGCACGCGCCCACACGCTGTTCGCACAACAGACGTGGACGGGGGAGTGGAGGGACGTCCGCATCGGCGCCAACACCATCGCCCAGTACAACGAGACGGTGTACCCCGTCGAGGTCACCAATCGCGGGGCCATCGAGGAGCGCTGGGCGCTCATTTTTACCAACACCAACGAGTTTCGCGTGATCGGCGAATCGGTCGGGCAGATCGCCGTCGGCAACACCGCCACCGATCTTGCACCGGTCAATCCCGAGACGCACGCGCCGTACTTCACGCTGCGCGCGGGCGGCTGGGGCTCGGGCTGGGCCGCCGGCAACGTGCTGCGCCTGTCCACGGCCGGAGCGAACTTCCCCGTCTGGGTTGCCCGTACGACGCTGCAGGGGCCCGCCACGCAGACCAACGACGCGTTCCAGATCCAGATTCGCGGCGACATCGATCGCTGACCTTGCGTATTGCTATGACCATCCATTTTTTTCAGTCCAACCAGACCGGTGCGCCGCAGTTGAGCGGCCAGCGGGGAACCCTGATCGCGGTACTCAACGCCTGTCTCGGCAATGGCTTCAACTTGCGCACGCTGACCGCGATCACCCGCGAGGGGGCGGTCGCCACCGCCACGGCGGATGCCGGCCACGGTTTCCGTGAGGACGACATCGTGCTGATCGCGAACGCGAACGAAGCCGCCTACAACGGCGAGCACCGCATCCGCAGGGTGACTACGAACACCTTCCAATTCGACGTCGCGGCCGATGCGGCGACGCCCGCGACCGGGATCATCACGGCGAAGGTGGCGCCGCTGGGGTGGGAGATGCCGTTCTCGGGCGAAGACAAAGCGGTCTACCGCTCCCGTGACATCACCAGCAATCGCCTGTTCCTGCGCATCGACGAGACGCCGCTCGCCGGTGACGGCAACTATGGACGCGGCCCGCGCACGGCGCTGGCGCAGATGTGGGAGGTGCTCAACGACATCGACAACGGCACCGGCAAAGCCGAGACCTGGTGGCGCAAGGCGCAGAACGACAACGCGACGACGCGCCCCTGGGTACTGGTGGGCGACAGCAAGCGATTCTGGCTGGCGGTGAACTGGAGCGAGAGCTATCCGAACCGCTACGTGCCGTACTTCTTCGGGGACTTCCCCTCCTTCAAGGCGGGCGATGCCTATGGCGCGATGGTGGCGGGCTACTTCGACCTGAATGGCAACTGGGTCGAGCCTGTCAGCAACCTGAACACGGACAGCGTCTACGCGGTCGGAACGGGTGTCGGCAACACGGGCATCTGGCTCGCGCGCGGGTATTCGCAGCTGGGCGGCCGGATCAATGCCCAGTGGGTCGGCGCTCCGGCGGGCAATGGCGGCACCGGTCTGGGCGCGACCAGCGTGCCCTACCCGAACCCCGCCGACAACGGCATCTACGTGATGCCGTTGATCATTCAGGAGCAGACCGGCCCGTCGCTGCGCGGACGCCTGCCGGGCATGCTCTGTCCGCTGCATACGATCCCGGCGCCGGAGCCCTGGCGCTTCCCTGGCTTCGTGATCGACGGTACGCAGCGCGAGCTGCTGGTCGTGGCGGGCGCCGCCAACGGCGGCAATGCGCGCCTGGCCTTCGATCTGACCGGCCCGTGGGATTAATCCATGGCCGGTGAAATCCCACGGGTCGTCGGCCCACCCAGCCGGGTATCGCCCGGTGCCATCGCCGGGGTGCCCACCCGCCACGTTCTGCACAACGAGACACCCCGCATCGAGACCGGCGACGCGGGGCCGCCGAGCCCCCAGGTGCCGGACGGCGTGTCGCTCAGCGCGCCCGCGCCGCATGAGGGTATCTCGCCGACGCGGCATGGCGAACTGCCCGCCTCGCGCCGATTCGACTTCTGGGGCAATGGGCGGATCGAAGGGCGGGTCCGGATCGAAGGTGTCCCGGCCGCGCGCAAGGTGCGCCTGTTCGAGGCGCTGACCGGCCTGCTGGTCGCCGAAGCCTGGTCGCGCCCGGACGGCTTCTACCGCTTTGACTACCTCGACCCCAGTCGCGACTTCTTCCTGCTGGCCCACGACCATGTACGCCAGTTCAACGCCGTCATCGCCGACTGGGTTCGTCCCGAACCGACCCTCTATCCATGATCACCCTGTCCGTACCGGTGCGGAACAGCCGTCTCGCCGTGATCGGCCTGGCGCTCGATGCCGGCGCTGCAGGCGGCCTGCTGCGCCTGTATTCCGCACCACGTCCCGACATCGGGCAGGCGTTGACCGAGCAGGTCCTGCTGGCCGAGGTCCGCCTGCCGCAGCCGTGCACGGGGAGCCTGGAGGGTGGCCGGCTGGTCTTTGCGCCGATCGGGCAGGCGCTGTGCCGGCGCTCCGGCATCGCCGCCTGGGCGCGTCTGTGCGACAGCGACGGGCGCTGGGTGGCGGATCTGGATGTTGGGCTGCAGGGCAGTGGGGCGGAGGTCGAGCTGTCGAAGCTGCAGGTTTTCGCGGGCGGCGCGGTCAATGTGGAACTGGCTGAACTGATCGAGTAGCGCAGTGACGGTCGATCTCGAATTCCGGGGGGCGTGGAAACCCCCGAACGGTGGAAATGCCGACCTCGACTTCGGGGACACGTGGCAAGTCGTTTCCGAGGCGGCCAGCGCCACGCTCCGGATCCGGCTGGGCGCGCCCAAGGCTCGCATCCTGGCCGCCTACGACAACCTGGTGAGCCGCAAGCTGGAAGGCGGCGGCCTGGTGCCGTGGCAGCCCGCGCAGCGTCATGGGGCTGGCCTGCAGGACGGCTGGGACGACAGCGCACGCGACCGCGTCGCCTCGGCGATGGCCTGGCAACCGGGCGAGCCGGTGGCCACCGCCGTCGGGTTGACCGGTGGTGACAACCAGCGCGCCCGCAGCGCCGGCAGCCTGCGGTGGCAGGGCGCCGCCCCCGTGATGTCCTCGTCAGGGGACCGCTTCGATCCGCTGGAGCCGCAGCGTGGCGAACTCGTCGTGCCGTGGGGTGAGGGGGGCGCGCTGTCCGGTGGCGTGACGAGTGCGTTCATCTGGCTGGTGCCGCGTCCGCGTGGGCAGGCGCAGGCGTGGCAGCCCGCCGTGCCGCTGGCATGTCGGCAGGGCTTCGGCTTCTCGCCGGGACGTGGGCACACCGGCCGTTGGTCAGCGCCGTGGGAGATCGGGCGGCAGCCGCGCCCAGGCGAGGCGCACCTGCCGGTCGAACCGCCGCCTACCCAACTTGAACCCCGCTACCACCCCGATCTCAACTTCCTCTGTCCCGCGACCCGCTCGGGGCTCGCGTGGCGCCCCGCGCTGTGGTTGGACTTCGGTACGCACCCGTGCGGGCAACCGGACGCCGGTGTCTTCAGCGTCCCCATCCTCAAGGTCTACTTTGTGAGCAACTCCATCGATGTCGTGCGCCTGCCCGGCCGCGAGCCCATTCCCGTCAAGAGCCTGCGGCTGTCCGTCGATGAAGGTTCGTGGGCATGGGGCCTCTCGGCGAGCCTGCCTTACCCGGCGCTGGAAATGGTCGAGCCGACCGCGTCCGGGCCGGTGGAGATCGAGATCGCCATCAACGGCGTGACCTGGGTGATGCTGGTCGAGGGCTTCGACGTGCGGCGCGCGTTCGGTCAGGCGAGCCTCGACATCCGGGGACGATCAACCGTCGCCTACCTGGCCGCGCCCTATGCACCCAAGCGGTCGTTCATCCCAGCCGCACCCTTCACAGCGCGCCAGTTTGCCGAGCAGGAACTGACGCGCGCGGGGCTGGTGACCGGCTTCGCGCTCGACTGGCGCTTGCCGGACTGGCTGGTGCCCGAGGGCAGTTGGGGCTATCAGACGCTGAGCCCGATGGAGGTGATCGGCCGCATCACCGAGGCCGTGGGCGGCTACGTCAACGCCCATCCACGCCTGCGCACGCTGGTGGCGAAGCCGCGCTATCCGGTGCTGCCCTGGAACTGGGCAACCGCGCCCGCCGACCGGATCCTGCCCATCGATGTGGTCAAGACCTTGAACCTGCGCTGGGAGGAGAAGCCCACCTTCAACGCGGTGTACGTCTGCGGTGAGCGCCAGGGCGTGACCGGCCACGTGGTCCGCGCCGGCACGGCGGGCGATCTGTTGGCCCCCACCGTGGTCGATGGTCTGATCACGCATGCGGATGCCGCGCGCGAACGGGGCGGTGCGATCCTGGCCGACGTGGGCCGGCAGGCCAGGGTGACCCTGGAGCTGCCGATGCTCAATACGCTCGGCCTGCTGGATCCGGGCTTGTTGCTTACCGTGGGTGAGCGTGGCGACAACTGGCGCGGCCTGGTGCGCGCCACCAGCGTTGCCGCCGAATGGAATGAATCCCTCACCGTGCGCCAGACCATCGAGGTCGAGCGCCACTACCTGTAGCCGCCCCTGTGCTCAGGGATTCGATTGCATTCGGCGTTGTTTGGAACGCTGATGCGGCGTCAGATTTTGATCGTGTTCTCTTCGCCAGTACGGCTCACGAACCGAATCGGAGTCTGACGCCGCAACGGGCTCGAACGCAGGAGCCCCCGGAAGGGATCAATTCCGGCCTTGCTTCCGTGCGTAGGCTTCCCAGTCGAACGGGGGCGCGTTCTCAGGAATAAATGGGCTGAGGTTACTGAAAAAGTCTGCTGCCGGGGGGGCCGGCTGTTCGTGGGCAGGTGGGGAGTACGCGGGAGGCTGCGAGGCGCCATAGCCATGCACCGGCGGTGCGTTGTCGGGAACCCACGGCGAGAGGTTGTGGAAGAAATCCGCAGATGGAGGAGCCCATTGCTCGTGGGCAGACGAAGACTGCGTGGAGCCATGTCGCGCCTCCCAATTCACCGCCGGCGCATTCTCCGGAATCCATTGGTTGAGATTGTGGAAGAAGTCCGCTGGCGGCAAGGAAGCCGCCGTAGGCGAGGAGGGCGCGGAGTGTTCCGGCGAAGACGGCCACGAATCGTCAGAGGTGGCTTCGCGTATGGTTATGGCCCGCTTGGGCAATGCTTGCCGCATGCTCTCGGGCGCGGACGTCTTGCGCCGCTCGCGCGAGGAACTGGACGATCCATCCGACTGGTGGATCGGGTTCAATTTATGGGCCATGCTATGGAGCTTGCTGCTAATACGTTTCATGTAGTTATTTCGGCTATTGCCAGGGGATTTGGTTTAAAAAATGATTTCTCGGGACGGCAATCGAAACTACCCATGATTTCTTTATTCGTCTTTTTGAGGTGGCGAAGGTTTTTGTTTGTTTACGAATGTCTGCCGACCTCGCTTTGCGCACCAAAATTGGGCGTGTTAAATAAATAGTTGGATACTCCGTGAATGGCGGCGAGCTGATCCCTTGTGGAAAGACGTTTGGCTGGAGCTATTGGGGCGGCATCCTGATTTGGGGCGAAGCCGTCTCAAAGAAGGTCTTCTTGCGATCAGAGGCAGGACGACTCTGTGCGCTGAATTTTGTTCCCCGAAAAATATACCTTCTTTTGTTTAAGCATTTATTTAAAAAATATTGTGCGACAGGGCTCACCATTTTTCTCGGTAGGACCTGGTTCCATTGGTGCGGCGGCGACGTGCAGCATTGCAATGTCCCTTTTTCACGACTGTAGGAGAAGACAAGTGCCCAACCTGTGGCGGCAGTTCGAGGAACTGCTGCCAAATTCCCCTTTGCTGGTCGGCACGGTAGTGACCCGCCACCTCGACGGCACGGTCACCGTCCAACTGCTCGGCGGCGGACTCGTGCGTGCCGCCGGCACCGGGGAGCCCGACCAACGCCTGTTCGTTCGGGGCACCGAGGTCATCGGCCCCGCGCCGACGCTGCCGAGCGTCGATATCGAAGTCTGAATTTCCCCTTTCCCTTTGCAACTGGAACCCGCCCTTGAGGCGGGTTTTGTTTTTTTGGAGCACGTCAATGAACGCACCGATGGTGGCCGACGGCATGGTGACCATGCCGCGGGCCGAATTCGAGGAATTGCTGGAGCGGGTCGCCGAGAGCGGCGCACGCGCGGCGCTGGCCGAAGTGGGCCTCGATGGCGAGAACGCAGCGAACGACATCCGCGAGTTGCGCGGCCTGCTGGATGCCTTCAACGAGGCCAAGCGCACCGCCTGGCAAACCATGGTCCGGATGATCACCACCGGCCTGGTGCTGGCGCTGGTGGCAGGGGCGGTCATCAAGTTCGAACTGTTCAAGGGGGCGCGATGATCGAGACCCTCCTGGGCGGTCTGCTGGGCGGCACCTTCCGCCTGGCACCCGAGATCCTGAAGTGGCTTGATCGCAAGGGCGAGCGCGGCCACGAGCTCGCCATGCAGGACAAGGCGCTGGAGTTCGAGAAGGTACGCGGCGCGCAGCGCATGGCCGAGATCGGTGCGAGTGCCGATGCGGCCTGGAATACGGGCGCCATCGAGGCGCTGCGGGACTCCATCACGGCGCAGGGACAGACCTCCGGTGTGCCGTGGGCCGATGCGCTGTCGATCACTGTGCGACCGGTGATCACCTACTCCTTCATGGCGTTGTACTGCGCTGCGAAGGCGGCCGTATTCACGGGAGCGGCCACTGCCGGGGCGGGTTGGATCACGGCGACGGTACACGCGTGGTCCGAGGCTGATCAGGCGCTGTGGGCGGGCGTACTGAACTTCTGGTTCTTGGGTCGCACGCTGGACAAGATGAACCGGGGGCAGTGATGGCGCGTACTGGAGTAGTTCCACAGTCCGCAATCGACCTAGCCAAGCGCTTCGAGGGATTCCACCGTGTGCCCAAATACGATCCGCTCAAGCACGCTCACCCCTACATTTGTCCAGCAGGATTTTGGACAGTTGGCTATGGCCATCTCTGCGCTCCCGCGCACCCGCCCATCACGCAGGCGCAGGCCGAAGCCTATCTGGCGGCGGATCTCGTGACGGCGTTGAACGCGACGCTGCGCTGCTGTCCCGTGCTCGCGACCGAGCCAGAAGGACGGCTCGCCGCCATCGTGGATTTCACTTTCAACCTGGGAGCAGGGCGGCTGCAGACCTCGACGTTGCGGCGGCGGATCAATCAGCGGGACTGGTCTGGCGCCGCGACTGAGCTGCGCCGCTGGGTCTATGGAGGCGGCAAGGTGTTGCCGGGGCTGGCCGCGCGCCGCGAGGCCGAAGTGGCTCTATTGCGAGCGAACTGACGCCGCGCTTGGCTTCTGCGGGGAACAGCGCGTTCATGTCATCACACCAACCACGCCGGAGTTCAAGATGTTCAGGTCCATGCGATTCAAAACCCCCGTGATCGATGACGTGCTGTCCAGCAACATAGACGCCATGCTGGAGGACAAACTGCTCGATCTCTTTAAGTACGCTATGCGGTCCGTAGCCGCGACCTTGGCGCGCGCAGCGCAATTCGACGCCAGCGATTTCGCAAATACGGCAGTGAGCGGCTGCGATGGTTTCACGCTGGCCATCCGGCAGGTCTTCCCCGGCGAGCGCGAAGCATGGCTCGGCGTCTTCGAGAGTGGGGAGCAGCAGCTTGAAGTGGTTGGGCACCTCGAATAA